GAAAAATATGAAAAATATGAAAAATATGAAAAATATGAAAAATATGAAAAATATGAAAAATATGAAAAATATGAAAAATATGAAAAATATGAAAAATATGAAAAATATGAAAAAAAAAATTAAATTAATTATAAAAATTTTATAAATAATTTAATAAAAATGAGTGAATAATAGAATATTAATTAATGATAGTGTATTTATCATTTTCTAAAATGTATTTATAAATAACATCAGGATTAATTTTATTAGTAATAATATCTTGTGTATTATATACATTATTAAAATTATCAATATAATAAAGAATTCCATTAATTTCTTGTAACCAAACTTCAACTTTTTTAAATTTTTCGATAGTATTATTTTCGTCGATTTCGATAATACCATGAGGTCTATTTTTGTCGTGTGTTCCACAGAAACAACCATCCTCTTTTTTTTTTCTAGAACATTGTTCGCCATTAGCTCTTTTAGCGGTACATCTAAGATATTGTGGAACATTAGATTTAATTCTTTTTCTTTTAGAAAAGTCTTCTTTTTCCAAGGAAATATTATTAAAATCGTATATATATTTTAATAAATCACTTTTAGTAGAGAATTCAATATTATCATTTTTTTCAATCCAAAGTTTAATATGATTTTTGAAGTCATCTAAATAGTCGTTAATTTTAATGGAGATGCGTTTTTCCATAATTAATAATATTAATATATAAATATATGATATATATTTATTTCAATTTTAAAATAAATATAAAAAATAATATAAAAATAAAATATAAATTATAATATATTTATAATTATTGAAATAATTATATTTATAATTATTGAAATAATTATATTTATAATTTTTGAAATAAATAAATATTTATAAAAATAATATAAAAATAAAATATAAATTATAATATATTTATAAATTTTTAAATAATTATATAAATATAAAATTGATAAATATAATATATATTTTATTTAATTTAATTTAAAATATATATGGATACTTTCAGTGAAGAACAGAAACTTGCATATGAAAAATATTTAAATGGTGAATCTATTTTTATATCGGGGGAAGCGGGAACTGGAAAATCACATTTAATTAAAAATATATATAGTCATGCTTTAAAAAATAATAAAAATATTAAAGTTTGTTCTTTAACTGGTTGTTCCGCTATTTTATTGGGTTGTAAAGCAACTACATTACATTCATTTGCTGGAATAGGATTAGCAGATAAACCAAATATAGAAATAGTAAATTATTTATTTAATAATAAACATAAATTAGTAAATTGGAAAAAATTAAATATTTTAATAATTGATGAAGTAAGTATGATGTCATTAAAAATATTTTTATTATTAGATATGATTGCAAGAAAATATTATAATAAACATTTAATTCCTTTTGGAGGATTACAAATAATTTTTACAGGTGATTTTTATCAATTATCTCCAGTAAGTAAAAATAATGAAAATGATGAAAGTTCTATGTATTGTTTTCAACATACTTTATGGAATGAATTATTTAAAAAAGAAAATCATATAATATTAAAAAATGTATTTCGTCAAAAAGATGAGAAATTTTTAAAAATTTTGAAATATGTTAGAAAAGGTAAAATTACAAAAACTGTAAAAGTATTATTAGAAAATAGAGTATTCACAAATGAAGAATTAAATAAAATAAAAAATGAAAAATTATTAACTATTTTAAGTCCATTAAAAAGAGAAGTAGATAAAATAAATAAAAATTATTATTTTAATTTAAAGAATGATACAATAAAAAGTTATAAAATAAAATGTATTTTAAATAATACAAAATCAAATTCAGAAATAATAGAATTAGATGAATTTGATAGTAGATTTAAAAATAATATATATTTATATAATGATTATTATAATTTAATAAATAATATAAATATTGAGAAAAATATAGAATTAAAAATAGGAACACAAGTTATGTGTATTTATAATATGTTAAGTTTAAATATAGCGAATGGTAGTCAAGGTATAGTAGTATCATTTTCGTCAAATGATATGCCGATAGTAAAGTTTAATGATATAGAAGAACCGATAGAAATAAAAATGAATATATGGGAATTAGAATTAAATAGATTAATAGCAATACAACAAATACCATTAATATATGGTTGGGCGATAACAATACATAAATCACAAGGTTTAACATTAGAAAATGCGATAATAGATATAGGAAGTAATATATTTATAGAAGGACAAACATATGTAGCGATTTCACGAGTAAAATCTTTAGAAGGTTTATATTTAAGTAATTTTGATTATAAAAAAATAAGTGCAAATAAAGAAGTAGAGAATTTTTATAATAATATTTAAAATATTAAAGTATTATTTTAAACAATTAAAAACAATTAAAAACAATTAAAAACAATTTAAAAATATAAATTTAATTATAATATATTACATTTTTTATTTCTCTCTTATATTTTATTTTTATATTTTCAATATTTCTCTCATATTTAATTTCCATTTTTATAAATTCAATTTAAATTTCGAAATAGAATTAATAACTTTTTAAATTAATAAAAGAGAAAAAATAAAAAATAAAAATTATATTTTCAATATTTCTCTCATATTTAATTTCCATTTTTATAAATTTAATTTAAATATTGAAATAGAATTAATAACTTTTTAAATTTAATAAAAGAGAAAAAATAAAAAATAAAAATTATATTTTCAATATTTCTCTCATATTATAATTCCAATTTTTATAAATTTAATTTAAATATTGAAATAGAATTTATAACTATTTTAAATTAATAAAAGAGAGAAAAATGAAAATATAATATAAAAAACAATTTAAAAATATTAAATTAATTATAATATATTACATTTTTTCATTTATATCTCTCATATTGTAAAAACATAATCCATAAAATATAAAGATAATATTATAATTATAATTATTTGTTATAATGATTTAAATTAATTTTAATAGAAAATTTTGTAATAAATTTTATTTTATATTTCTCTCTTTTTTATTTTATATTTTTATAAATTATATTTTCATTTTATTAAAAAATATATTTATAATTAAATAAAAGAGAAAATATTAAAATATAAAATATAAAGATATAATTAGAATAATAATTAATAATGATTTTAATAGATTTAATAGGCGGATTAGGAAATCAATTATTTTTAATATACTGCGGTATGGCGTATGCCATTAATCATAAAATAGGTTTTAAAATAAATAAATATAAAAAAGATATGGTGTCTCCTATTGATAATATGAGTTTAAGACCAACATATTGGGAAAATTTATTTGAAAATTTAATTTCTTTTACAGAAGATTTAAATAATAAAAATTATCCTGCATATATAGAAAAAACCGCATATAAATATGATATAATTCCAAGAATAGAAATAAATTTTAAATTAATAGGTTATTATCAATCTTATAAATATTTTGAAGATGAATTTGAAAGAATAAATAAATTAATTAAAATAAATGAAAAAAAAGAAAAAATAATGGAAGAATATATAAATTATTTTGCAGATAATAATAAAAAACCTATAAGTTTGCATTTTAGAATTGGGGATTTTAAAAAAAATCCAAGAATGGATATAGTTTTAGATATAAATTATTATTTAAATGCAATTAAATTTTTAAAAAATAAATTTCCTAATTTGGAAAATACACATTATATATTTTGTTTTGGTGAAAAAGTAGATAATGAAACTATAGAAATGAATATTAATATATTAAAAAATGAATATAAAAATTTAGATTTTATTATTTGTGATTATAATATTCCAGATTGGAAACAATTATTATTAATGTCTTTATGCCAATATAATATTATTGCAAATAGTACATTTAGTTGGTGGGGTGCATATTATAATAATAGTATAAATAGAGAAATATGTTATCCTTTTATATGGAATAAATTATATTTACATATGGATGATTTATTTCCACATACTTGGAATAAAATAGTTTTTTAATAATTAAACATTATTAAATATAATCAAATATAATTATATTATCATAATATAATTATATGACTAATAAATCTAAAAAAATAAAAAGTAAATTAAAAAAAAAAGAGAGAAAAACTATAAAATCTATAAATTCTAAAAAATCTATAAAATCTAAAAAATCTATAAATTCTATAAAATCTATAAAATCTATAAATTCTATAAAATCTATAAAATCTAAAAAAGAAAGTTTATCTAATGATGAAATATTAAAAAATCCAAATGATTTAGAAGAGTTGATAAAAATAAGTGGTAAAGTAATGAATGAAACAAAGGAATTTATGAATTTTTATTATAATGATTTATTAAATAAAAATAAAAATAATTCTAAATTTGAAAAATGCTTAGAATTTAGTAAAAATACAAATAATTTTCCAAATAGTATTTTTAATAATTCATTATTAAATGTATTAAATTATTGTGATACAGATTGTGGTTATAATAATAAAGAATATAATATTAAATTTCAAGAATTATTAAAAAAAAAATTAACAAAAAAAGAATATGAATTATTACAAAATATTGGAAAAAAACAATTAGAAAAAGACAAAATGGAATTAATAAATAGTAAAAAAAATAATATTTCAAAAAAATTTAATACATTTTCAAATAATTTTACTAAAAAAGAAATAGAAGAATTTAAAAAAAAAGGATTATTGTCTGCGTGCAATTCATATTAATTTTAATTACCAATAACAACCATCTTCTATAGTTTTATAATCACTTGGTATATATTCTTCTGGAATAGTAGTAATCCAATATTCATTAGGTTTAATAAATCCAGCATCTTTTTCTCTTTTACATAAAATACCAAACATTTCTTGAATGTTACCACCAATATAAATAGCATCTTTATTTAATTCTAGGTCAATACGATGAGTTAGCATATGTCCGTAAGAACCACAACTTAAAATGGCGATATCAAATTCAGTATTTTTAATAAGAGAAAATATATATTCAAGGGTTTCAAAATAATTATTATGTGGTCCATTATTATTAAAACAATACGGGAATTTAATAGTTTTTAAAGATTTTAAAATGGGAAAATCGGGATAAATTTTATAAACATTATTGGAATTATATTGTTGCATAATTAAACCATCAAAACTCGAAATAACTAAAACATTTTTATTTTTTATAAAATTATATATACTATGTATTCTATCGCAGAATCTAGTTTCATTTAATAATTTAAAATTTTTAATAAAATATTTTAAATAAAAATCATATTGATATTTTTTAAAAATACTATATGGTTCTGGTTGAAAATAAAATTGTGTTTCATAACAATTTTCAACAACAATTTCTAGATCATTAACATATTTAATAAAATTAGGATTATATGCTGCTTCTGGGAAATTAAGAGAAATATTTTTATCATAATAACCGCAACAAGTATATAACCATTTAGCAGCATCAATAAATTGATCATGAAAATATTGTTTAATATAATTTTCGGCGTCGGTATGTGTAACCATAAAATAAGCGAAAAGTAAATGAGTTTCTGTATTACCTAATCTAATAATTTTCATATTATAATAAATAATTTATATTTTTTATATAATTTTATATAATATAAATATAATGAAAAATACAAAAAAAATAAAGATAATAAAAAGTAATAGAAAAAAAATCAATAAAAAGAGAGAAAAAAATAATGGATGAAAAAATGAAGAATGATATAACTAATTTTGCAAATATGGCGAAAGAATTATATGGAAATAAATTATAATTCATTATTAAAGAAAAATATAGAGAAAGTAGTAAGAGAAATACCAAAAGAAAAATATATAAATATTATTAGAGGAACATATAAACGATCATTAGGATTTATAAGGAAAGCATCTAACAGAACAAGAAAATTAAAGAATTATAAATAACACATTTAAAAAGTCGGCGTTTTAAATGTGCAAAGGTGTAAAATATAAATATAAATATTTGAATGCTATTATGGTTATAGTATTTTTATGATATTTAAAAGCATAATCGAAGGCTAATAATATTTATAATTTTTTTTAATTTAATATTTCTCTCTCTCTTTTAATTCATATTTTTTATAAATTTTATTTCAAAATCTAAATAAAATTTATAACTTTTTAAATTTAATATGAGAGAAAAAATGAAAATAAAAAAATAAAATTTAAAATTTCTCTCTCTTTTAATTCATATTTTTTATAAATTTTATTTCAAAATCTAAATAAAATTTATAACTTTTTAAATTTAATATGAGAGAAAAAATGAAAATAAAAAAATAAAATTTAATATTTCTCTCTCTCTTTTAATTCATATTTTTTATAAATTTTATTTCAAAATCTAAATAAAATTTATAATTTTTTTAATTTAATATGAGAGAAAAAATGAAAAATAAAAAAATAAAATTTAAAATTTATCTCTCATATATAATTCGTATTTTTATAAATTTTATTTCAAAATCTAAATAAAATTTATAACTTTTTTAATTTAATATGAGAGAAAAAATGAAAATAAAAAATAAAATTTAAAATTTATCTCTCTTTTAATTCATATTTTTTATAAATTTTATTTCAAAATCTAAATAAAATTTATAATTTTTTTAATTTAATATGAGAGAAAAAATGAAAATAAAAAAATGAAAATAAAAAAATAAAATTTAATATTTATCTCTCTTATAATTCATATTTTTTATAAATTTTATTTCAAAATCTAAATAAAATTTATAATTTTTTTAATTTAATATGAGAGAAAAAATGAAAATAAAAAAATAAAATTTAAAATTTCTCTCTCTTTTAATTCATATTTTTTATAAATTTTATTTCAAAATCTAAATAAAATTTATAACTTTTTAAATTTAATATGAGAGAAAAAATGAAAATAAAAAAATAAAAAATAAAATATAATATATATTATAATTTAAATATAAAATTTATATTATAATATATTTTATTCTTTATAAAATTTATCAAATCTATCATATATTTTTTGATTAAAAGATGGATAGATATTACAAGTTAATTTATATATACTTGAAGGATGAACGACATGAATATATTCCATATTTTTAACAACGTGTAAATGTAAATCAAATTGTTCTAATAATAAAGTATTAAAATAAATGACATCACAAGCAAAAGAATAAGGTATATTATTTAATTCGTTTTTAATATTTATATTTTTTATTAAATAATTATTAATAATAAAATTACCAAGATTTATTAATATACCAATTCTTTGTGAGTCAGGTATTTCAGCTGGAAAATTTTTCATTATTTCTTTAATATTATGTTTAGTTATAATATTGCAGTTATTTGCAAAGTATTCAAAATTAAAATTAGGTTTAGCAAATGATGGTGAAATAATAGAAACTTTAGTATTTTCTTTTAATGTTTTAATATAATTTAGTGCATATAAAAAATAATTATAATCTGCAAAATTATCGGAATCAATTAAAGCAATCCATTCATTTTTTGCATATCTACAAGCATTTAATTTATTCATAAATGGACCTAATCTATTATTATTTTTATATAATTTTAATTTAGTTTTGTCAATATTTGATTTTTCAATTTTATCTATATCATTACCATTTTCATCTGTAATAATAATTTCATTAATTAAATTATTATCAACATACAAAGGTAAATTATTAATTAAAAAATCATCGTATCTATCCATAGTAGGAATGCATAATGAAAAAAACATTAGTTTATATTTAATATAATATAATATGTTTATATTATTATTTAATATAAAATATAAAATCAATATAAAATCAATATAAAATTTATATAAAATTTATATTAAAACTATATAAAGATATATAAAATCAATATAAAATCAATATAAAATTTATATAAAATCAATATAAAATATAAAATCAATATAAAATATATATTAAAACTATATAAAGATATATAAAATCAATATAAAATCAATATAAAATATATATTAAAACTATATAAAGATATATAAAATCAATATAAAATTTATATAAAATCAATATAAAATTTATATAAAATTAATATAAAATCAATATAAAATTTATATAAAATCAATATAAAATATATATTAAAACTATATAAAGATATATAAAATCAATATAAAATATATATTAAAACTATATAAAGATATATAAAATCAATATAAAATCAATATAAAATTTATATAAAATCAATATAAAATTTATATTAAAACTATATAAAGATATATAAAATTTATATTAAAACTATATAAAGATATATAAAATTAATATAAAATCAATATAAAATATATATTAAAACTATATAAAGATATATAAAATCAATATAAAATCAATATAAAATTTATATAAAATCAATATAAAATCAATATAAAATTAATATAAAATCAATATAAAATTAATATAAAATCAATATAAAATCAATATAAAATTTATATAAAATCAATATAAAATTAATATAAAATATATATTAAAACTATATAAAATCTATATAAAATATTATTTATTATAATGAAATTTTATTTTATTAAAAAAGGTAGATTAGGAAATGCTATATTTAGATATATGGCTTGTGCTTATTTATGTATTAAATATAATGGAGAATATAGTGCAGATATAGATACAAATAATTTAATTGGTATAAATGATGTAATTTTTATTGAAATTATTAAAAATAATTTACAATTAGAAGATAACAATTATATTTTATTAGATTTTTTTCAACATGATACAATTTATAAATTATATAAAAAAGATATTATAAATTTTATAAAAAAAAACGATCATATTGTATATGTAGATGGTAATGATATGGAATCTATAAATGGTATTAAAATGAAAAATATAATAAAAAATACAGGAAAAGTATATGATTTCGTATTTCATATTAGATTGGGAGATAGAGTAAATATGGATGGAATAATAAAAATAGATAAATTAGAAACATTAATTGATAATATGAATATAAATGATATGGAAGATTTTAATGAAATAGTAATAGTTTGTGATAAATTAAATACAGATTACGAAAAAGAATTTGTTGAAAGAATAAAAAATAAATTATTTTATAAATTTAATAAAAAAATAATCTTTGAAAATAATTCAATATTAGAAGATTATCATATAATGAAAAATGCAAAAATACTAATTTGTTCTAATAGTACTTTATCATGGACTGCTGCATTTTTTTCAGAAAATATAAAGAAATGTTATATGCCATATCATAAATCACATCCATTATTAAGTAATACAAATTGTAGTTTTTATTTTCCAATTGAAAATACAGAATTATATAATGTTTTATAATTATTATTTATATTATAAATAATATAAATAATATAAATAATATAAATATAAATATTATATACAATATTATATATAATAATGAAATTTTATTTTAAGAAAAATGGTAGATTAGGAAATGCTATATTTAGATATATGGCTGCTGCATATTTATGTATTAAATATAATGGAGAATATAGTGCCGATAAAAATATAAATAATAATAATTTAATAAATATAATAGATGAAAATTTTATTGAAATTATAAACAAAAATATAGAATTACCAGATAGAAATTATATTTTATTAGATTATTTTCAACATGACACAATTTATAAATTATATAAAAAAGAGATTATTGATTTTATAAAAAAAAACGATCATATTGTATATGTAGATGGTTATGATATAGAAACACAAAATGGAGTAAAAATTAAGGAAATAATAAAAAATACAGGAAAAGTATATGATTTTGTATTACATATTAGATTAGGAGATAGAGTAAATATGAATGGAATAATAAAAATAGAAAAATTAGAAACATTAATAGATAATATGAATATAAATGATATGGAAGATTTTAATGAAATAGTAATAGTTTGTGATAAATTAAATACAGATTATGAAAAAGAATATATTGAAAGAATAAAAAATAAATTATTTAATAAATTTAATAAAGAAATTATTTTTGAAAATAATTCAATATTAGAAGATTATCATATAATGAAAAATGCAAAAATACTTGTATGCTCTATTAGTACTTTATCTTGGTGTGCTGCATTTTTTTCAGAAAATATAAAGAAATGTTATATGCCAAATCATCAATCACATCCATTATTAAGTAATAAAAATTGCAGTTTTTATTTTCCAATAGATAATACAGAATTATATGATGTTTTATAAAATATATATATAAAATATAATATGATTAAAATAAATATTTATTATTAAAATAAATATGTATTATAAATTTTATTTAAGATAATGAGAACTTTCAAAAAATTGATTAGTTGCAAATGGAGGATTAGACCAATATAGATTTAGTTTATTAATATAAATTTCATCATTTAATTGATTATCAATTGTTTTAGAAAATGGTATCATAGTTTGATATAATAATTTACAAGTTTTTTTATTAATTAAATAAGAACCTACTGTTCTTGTATGAAAAGTTTTAATCCATTTATCATTTTTATTAAAAGATAAAATATTTGTAGCATAATATTCTTGATATCTATCTTTATAATATTTTTCAAATGAGATAAAATTATTAATATCTAAATAATCAGAATCAATAGGTTTAATAGATAAATAATAATTCATAATATTTACGAAATCCGGAGGCAGAGTAACATCATCTTCAAAAATTAAATACCAAGAATCATCGTGAGAATCATTATTAGCAATATGATTATATAATTCAATATGTTCTAACGTAATAGCAAGAACGGAATTATTCATAATACCATACATTTTATGAGTTTCACTATTAGGAATAATATTATAATATTTATTGCGAATTTCAGGTGTGATTTTATCTCTATCAAATAATGAACGGAATTCATAATTATCAATATTTAATTTATTGAATAAATTAATAATATGTTCTTTTCTATCTTTTAATTTATGATAATGAATAATATATACTTTATGAATTAATGGATGTAATTTAGACATATTAAGTTAAATATATTTAATATCGCTATTATATCTTTATATTTATATTAATATAAATATAAATATAAATATTAATATAAATATAAATATTAATATTAATAAATTAAATTATAAAATTAAATACAATATAAAAATAATAAATAAATATAAGTATAAAATGATAAATAATGATTTATTTTATTGTAAAAATAAAGATACTTATCCTCCATTTAAAAATGGATTTTATAAAGAAGAATATTTTTTAATGAAATATTTAAAAGATAAACCAAAAACTTATCGAATATATATACCTGCATTATGGACTAATTTTCAAATAGAAGGGTGGTTCAATCATAAAATATATGAAATGCAACAATCATTAGATGAATGGATAAAAAATAATCCATCAGAAGAAGGTTATTTTACGATAGTTCAATATGATGATGGTTGTTTATTAAAATTACCAGAAAATACATTAATATATGGAAGTTGTAGTGGTAGTATTCCTATACCGTTAATATATGAAGATACAAATAGTACGTTGGAAAAATTACCAAAAAAAAGATTTAATGAAAAAGAAATATTATGTAGTTTTGTAGGTAATATAACTGGTAATCATTTATTTCCTAATGTAAGAAAATTAATAATTGAAATGTTTAAAGATAATTCAAATTTCAAATTAATATATGATACTAATTGGTCTCCAATTGTAAATAAAAATAAACAAGATGATTTTATAAAAACATCTATTAATTCCAAATTTGGATTAGCTCCACGTGGTTATGGACGAAATTCATTTAGATTTTTTGAATTATTTAAATTAGGAACAATTCCAATATATGTATGGAATGATATAGATTGGTTGCCTTTTAAAGATGAAATAGATTATTCAAGATTATGTATAAATATAAATTATAATGAATTGAAAGATTTGGAAACAATATTATTAAATATAAATGAAGAGAAATATAATAATATGTTAAAATATTATGAAACAATAAAACATTTATTTACAGTAGAAGGATTATATGAAAAAATATTAGATTATGATAAACATATAATAATGGAAAATGATAAAATATTAATATATAAAAAAAATTAACAATATATTAATTATAATATATATATATTTAAGTTATTTAAATATATATATTTAAATTATTTAAATATTATGAGTAGTTCTAATTTAAATCCAATTCCTAAAATAATTCATCAATTATGGATAGGACCAAAACCAAGACCTAGCAAATTTATGAAAACTTGGCAAGATAAACATCCCGATTTTGAATATATATTATGGAACGAAGAAGAATTAAAAAATAGAAATTTTTATTTAAATTGTGTTGATAAAATTAATGATATTGAAGAAATTAATGGTAAAGCTGATATAATTAGATGGGAAATTTTATATCATTATGGTGGTTTATTTTTAGATGCTGATTCTATTTGTATTGAACCGTTTGATTATTTAATAGCAAAAGGAAAACCATTTTGTGGATATGAAAATGAAATGGTGAGAAATGGATTAGTTGCTACTGGAACTATGGCTTTTCCAAAAAATCACGAATTACCGAAAAATGCAATTCAATATATTTTAAATCATGAAGTAAGTCAAAGAAAAACTGGTAAAATGGCATGGCAAAATGTCGGTCCCGGATTATTAACTATTTTATTACAAACCAATAATTTTAAAGATGTTGTTGTTTTACCAAGTTATTATTTTTTGCCGAAACACGCAACTGGAATTCAATATATGGGACACGGAAAAGTATATGCTTATCAAGAATGGGGTTCTACAAAACAAAATTATGAAATAATGAATAATATTGAATTAGAAGATATATATAAAAAACCAAAAGAATGGGTATCTGTATTAATAAGTAGTTATAATACTAATCATAGATATATATGCGATTGTTTAGAATCTATTAAAAATCAAAACGGACATTTTGGAATGGAAATAATTTGGATTAATGATGGTTCAAATGAATTAAATACAACATTATTAGAAAAAACATTAGAAGAATTTAAAAAAAATACCAGATTTATTAAAATTATTTATAAAAAATGGGAGAGAAATATGGGAATTGGTTATAGTTTGAACGAAGGAATATTATTATGTAATAATGAATTAATAATTAAAATAGATAGTGATGATATTAATAATCCTGATAGAATTATTAAACAAATTAATTTTATGAATGCAAATAAACATATTATGATTTGTAGTTCAAATGCCGAATATTTAAAAGATGGTTCTGTAATAGGGAAAACAAATCATAAAGAAATAATTAATTGGGAAGAATATAAAAAAAATCCAATACACTGGTTTGTAAATCATCCTTGTATATGTTATAGAAAATCTGCAGTTTTAGAAGTAGGAAATTATAATAAAGATATTAAAAATAAATGGGAAGATTTTGAATTAGAATTGAAATTATTAAAAAGATTTGGAATTATATATAATATTCAAGATAATTTATTATTATATAGATTACACAACGAACAAGTTACTGCAAATGGTGCAACTTCAAATATGGAAATGACAAATATTAGAAACCAATTTATACAAAAATTAATAAATGAATAATTAATATATTTATATAAATTTTAATTTAAAAAGAGAAATAAATATTTATATAAATTTTAATTTAAAAAGAGAAATAAATATTTATATAAATTTTAATTTAAAAAGAGAAATATATATTTATATAAATTTTAATTTAAAAAGAGAAATATATATTTATATAAATTTTAATTTAAAAAGAGAAATAAATATTTATATAAATTTTAATTTAAAAAGAGAAATAAATATTTATATAAATTTTAATTTAAAAAGAGAAATATATATTTATATAAATTTTAATTTTAAAAGAGAAATAAATATTTATATAAATTTTAATTTAAAAAGAGAAATAAAAAAAGAGAAATAAAAAAAAGAGAAATAAAAAAAAGAGAAATAAAAAAAAGAGAAATAAAAAAAAGAGAAATAAAAAAAAGAGAGAAAAATATAATATTATAAGTAATATTATATTTTATTATTTATTTAATATTTTCATAAATTCATTTGTATGATTAGTTTCAAGAAATAAATAAAATAAAGATAAAGCTATACCCCATATAATATAAGGAACATATCTATAATATTGTATTCCAAAGAATTGACCTATAAGAACACCAGAAGAAATTAATAAAAAAATAAATAGTAAAGATAATAATATTTTATTCATTATTATAATTATAATATATTTTATTTATTTTGTTTAATAACGAGAGAAGTATTTTCTTTAATTGGTCTATTATTTAAAATAAATTGTGAAACATCATTTATATCTACTTCTGGATATTCTTTAAAATAATTATCTAACATTTTTATTAAATAATCTTTATTTAATGGAACTTTTATTTTATTTTTTCTATATACTAATTTACCATTATTTATATCAAATCTATCTATTTCATTTTTTTCCATTACAGCAATTAATTCATTTGAAATATTTTTCTTTTTTAATTTTAATTCCTTTAAATTGTTTTGAATTATATTTATTTGATTATTTAAATGTATCCATTCTTTAATATTATTTATTAATATAGATTTAGAATCCATTTTATAAAGATTATATTAATCATTTTATATTATTTTATTTATACATATTTTATTTTTACATATTTTTATTTACTATTATTCTCTCTATAATATCTTTTTTATTTCCAGTTTTTTTTAAATTTAATTCTTTTAATATTAATTTTAATTCTTTTAAATTCATTTTATTATATTTTTCATATTCTAAATTAAATTTATTTTTATCCATTTTACATAAAAAATTATCATAAAAATAATTATTTTTATAATGTTTATTACAAAATATTCCATTTCGTGTTATACAAGCATCTTCATTGCATATATTTTTTTTATCTATATATTCACATCTATATAAACTTACCGATAATTTAAATGGTGAAGTTACTCCTTTTATATTTTTTATATTATAATATTTATAATACGGCAATATAAAATTTGATACATTTCTACAATAAGGACATTTAATTTGTTCTATTCTTAATTTATAATTATCTAATATTTTTTTCGTTTTCTGTTCCACTATTTCATAATATAATGGTAAATAATTAAATCTATGATTACATTCCAATTTTATATAATTATCTTCTAATAATGTATTTGAAATTAAACAAATATTATCTTCTTTTTTATTCTCTTCTTCATTTTTATCATCTTCTATAATAGATTGAAATAAATCTAATGCTTGCATATAATCTAACATATATTATTAACTATTACTAACTATTTTTTAATTTTTAAATATAAATTAAAATATATTATTATTTATTGAAATGTTTTTTTGAAAAAAAATTAAATATATTATTATTAATCTTATATCTTTATATTATTTTTTAATATATTTTATATATTCTATTCTATTAAATATTGTTTATATATTTCACATTCTCCTATACATATTAATGATATTTTTGTTTCATTTTGTAATTTTATAATTGCTTCATCCAATTTTTCCTTCCAATTAAATGTATCATTAAATACAATTTTTTGTAATATGCGAATTATATGTTTATTATTATTTATTGCTTGGGTCATCTTATAAATATCCCTTTCTTGATTTTCTTCCGGACTTTTCCAATTTGATATTTGTTTTATATGCTGGTCTCCATCTAATTCTATTATTATATTTTCTAATATATGAAAATCAAATGGTAAATATTTATTTGTTTCTGGATTTTTACACCATTCATATTTTGGTTGAAAGTCAACTTTTTCATATTTACTATTTAAATAATCTAATAATATTTTCTCTGTTTTATTTTTACAATAAGGACACCAACTACACTTTTTAATATGATTTAAACCAGAACAAAAATCATGATTGCAATCACATTTAAACCAACATTTTTTACCATTACTAATACTAATATCTCTAGGTTTTATATTACCATTTTTAGTAGGATGCCAATATTTTGCTTTATCAGAAGAAGCGAAACTATTTTCAAAACAAAATTTACATTCTTCATTATCACATAATTTTTGATGCGAACAATAAGGACACCAACTACCATTTTTAATACCAGCCAAAGAAGAACAAAAATCATGATTACAATCACATTTAAACCAACATTTTTTACCATTACAAATACTAATATCTCTAGGTTTTACATTACCATTTTTAGTAGGATGCCAATATTTTGCTTTATCAGAAGAAGCGAAACTATTTTCAAAAGGAATATTAGACATTTTATATGAAGTTAAATTTAAGTTTTAAATATATTTATAAAAAATTTCAATTTTATATAAATAAAAATTATAAATATATTAAAATTAATCTTATATCTTTATATTATTTTTTAATATTATAAAAAAAATAATATAAAAAAAAATAATATAAAAAAATTAATAAATATTTAATAAATCAATAAAATCAATATTATATATTTTAGATAATCGTATTAATCTTATAGGATTATAAACATATTCACACAATTCTTGAAAAAAATTCATATTTTTTTCTCTCATTTTTTGATAATTTAATTTACAAATAATTTGATGAATATTATAATTACAACATAAATAACGCCATTCAATTAAATTTAAATTCTTAATTAAAATGTTAATAGCATTAGGATTTTGAGCCAAAGAATACCAATCGATTACATCTAAATGATTTTTATAATTATTTTCTATAATAGAAATAGCATTAATATTTAAACAAATATTTTTCCAATCAATTTTATCAATATTATTTTCTAATAAATGAATAGCATTTTTATTTTTAGATAAATAAGACCAATTAATTTTATCAATATTATTTTCTAATATAGAAATAGCGTTTTCATTAGAAGATAAATAAACCCAATTAACTTTATCTAAATTCTGTTCTAATATATGAATAGCATTAGTATTCATAGATAAAATATTCCAATCAATTTTATCCAAATGTTTTTCTAAAATGGAATTTGCATTAGTATTATTTGATAACATAGTCCAATTAATTTTATCAATATTATTTTCTAATATAGAAATAGCATTTAGATTTTGTGATAATGCAAACCAAAAAATATTATCAATATTATTTTGTAATATATGAATAGCATTAGGATTTAAAGATAAACCAGCCCAATTAATAAAATTCATATTATTCTCAATAATTTCAATAGCATTAGGATTTTTAGATATTTGATACCAATCAACAAAATTTAAATTATTTTTTAAAATTAAAATAGCTAATTTATTAGGATTACCAGATAAATTATACCAATCAATCCAATCTATATTATGAATAGATAAATAATTCCAATCAATAATATTAAATTTTTCATATATGATATCAATACAATTATAATTTTTAGATAAATATTTCCATTTAATTTTATCCAAATAATTTTTAAATAGAGAAATAATATTAGGATTATCATTATAAGATAAATATTTCCAATCAACTTTATCTATAAATTCATCAATAATATATGGAGTATAAATAGGTTCAAATAGCATTAAAATAAATGAAAATTTCAATATATTATAATTATTATTATTTTTTTAAATATATATTGTGAATATTATTTAATTTATCTAATAATATTAGGATTAAACTTAGGTTTAGGTGTTATCGTCCCACGTGACAACCTTGGGGGATTTGTCGAGAGTTTATAATGTTTATCTTCATCTTCATAAGGAACATCAACATCATAGTCCGGTAATTCTTCCGATATCGATGATTTTTCCGATATTTTATCTTCATTTAATTTTTCCTCTTCCTGTATAGAATTAAATTTTTCCTCTTCCTGTATAGAATTTAATTTTTCCTCTTCATGTATAGAATTTAATTTTTCCTCTTCATGTATAGAATTTAATTTTTTCTCTTCCTCTATAGAATTTAATTTTTTCTCTTCCTCTATAGAATTTAATTTTTCCTCTTCATGTATAGAATTTAATTTTTCCTCTTCATGTATAGAATTTAATTTTTTCTCTTCCTGTATAGAATTTAATTTTTCATCTTCATGTATAGAATCTAATAGATGGTAATCGTCTCCATATTCTTTATTATATTTTAAATATTCATTACCATTTACATCGTTTTCAATTGTAGGGTTTTTTTTTTCTATACGATCTTTAATGTAATTCAGATTATTTTTTTGTGATAATTGTCTAATATTATTTTGTGATAATTTACTAATATATTTAAAATACGTATGGTAATCTTGAATATCAGCTGAATTATTTAATAATTTACTAATATATTTTAAATACTTTTTCATAGTGCGTTGCTCACTTTTGCATTCTGTAAATTTAATAAATTCATCTGGATTATTTAATTTATCTGAATAATTAAATTCATCTGAAATTAAAAATTGTAAAATCATTTGCAACTCAAATAAATAGTGCATTAGTCCTCCACCTAAATTTTTAAATTGTCCAATAAATTTGTATCTATTAAAGGAAACTAATTCTAGATATAATTGATGTATGTAGTGCGAGATATATGATTTTACCTCTTGAAACCTTTTATTTAAAGGAAAATAAGGAAAAGGTAAAAATAAATATTTATAATCTTCGTCTTTCTCTTTTAATATAATTTCATAGTTTTCGTTTTCTAATATATCTTCATCATCTTCGTTTTCTAATGTATCTTCATCTTCATCTTCATCTTCATCTTCTTCGTCTTTCTCTTTTAATATAATTATATAGTGTAAGTTTTGTAATAAATCTTCATCGCCTTCGTTTTCTAATGTTTTTTTTTTCTTTAGTATTGCTTCTAATTCTGTAGGTTGAATATAGTTAATATCTAATTTCTTCTCTATTTCTAAAAATTTTTGATTAATGTAGTTTATATTATTAATAATTATTTCAATGTCTTTTTTTATCTTTTTTATTTTTGCTTTATTATCAATATTAATATCTATATTCCATAGTAATTGTATAATGAAATCATTATGTAATTCTGTAATAATAGTATTGCAGTATGATTTTATAATTTTAAAATCTGTTAATTCTTGTTTATTTTGATTATTCGTTCCTCCTATTTTATATTTTTTATTTTTTATTTTGTTAGTTATATTTTTTGTTATTTTTCTTTTAATTTTTCTTTGTATTTTATTATTTTTAATTTTTCTTTGTGTTTTATTATTTTTAATTTTTCTTTGTATTTTATTATTTTTAATTTTTCTTTGTGTTATATTTTTTGTTATTTTTCTTTTAATTGTTCTTTGTGTTTTATTATTTTTAATTTTTCTTTGTATTTTATTATTTTTAATTGTTCTTTGTATTTTATTATTTTTAATTTTTCTTTGTGTTTTATTATTTTTCATAATTACATATATATTTAATAAATATTTAATAAATCAACAAAATCAATATTATACATTTTAGAAAATTTTATTAATCTTAAAGGATTAAATACATATTGACATAATTCTTCAAAAAATAGCATATTATTTTCTCTCATTTTTTCATAATTATAATGACATATTAATCGTTCAATATCATCAATATAATAATCCATATGCATATTTAATATTTTCCAATCAATCATATTTTTATTTTTCTCTAATATAGAAATAGCATTTTTATTTCTACATAATGAATTCCAATTAATTTTATCCAAGTTTTTTTCTAATAAATGAATTGCATTAGGATTTAATGATAAAACAGACCAATCAACTTTATCTAAATTATTTTCTATAATAGAAATAGCGTTTTCATTTAAACATAAATAATCCCAATCAATTTTATCCAAATTATTCTCTAATATATGAATAGCATTTATATTTTTAGATAAATTAGACCAAAAAATTTTATCCAAATTATTTTCAATAATAGAAATAGCATTTTCATTAAATGAAATATAATACCAATCAATTTTATCAATATTATTTTGTAATATTTCTATAACATTTTTATTTTTATTTAATGATAAATAACGCCAATTAACTTTATCTAAATTATCTTTTAATATATCAATCATATATTCATTTTTACTTAATATAGCCCAATCAATTTTATGTATATTATTTTTTAAAATATTAGAAGCATTTTTATTATAACATAATTGTTTCCAATTAATTTTATCCAAATTATTTTCTAATATATGAATAGCTTTATCATTACTAGATAAATAATACCAATCTATTTTTTTATTTAAATTGCGTTCAATAATAGAAACAGCATCATGATTATCAGATAAATATAACCAAAAACAATCATCAAAATAATTTAAACGTTTATAATTTAAAATATCTTCCAAAAAATAAACAATATTAGGATTTTGTGCTAATATATTCCAATAAATTTTATTTTTATTTTTTTTTAATATAGATATAGCGTATTGATTAGCAGACAAATATAACCAATTAATTTTATCAATATTATTTTCTAAAAAATTAATATTTTTACTTCTAAATGAAATTTCATCCCAATTAATCATATCAATATATTCAGGAATTAATACATATATAGGATTGAATAACATAAAATTAAATTTAATATATTAAAATTAATAATAAATTTTTAATATATTTTAATATTATAAAATAAAAAATAATAAATAAAAATAAAAATTAAATATATTAAAATTAATAATAAATCTTTAATATATTTTAATATAATAATAATAAATAAAAATAAAATAAAATAAAAATAAAAATAATAAAAATAAAAATAATAAAAATAATAAAAATAAAAATTAAATATATTAAAATTAATAATAAATCTTTAATATATTTTAATATAATAATAAAAATAAAAATTAAATATATTAAAATTAATAATAAATCTTTAATATATTTTAATATATTTTAATATAATAAATAAAATAAAATAAAATAAAAATAATAAATAAAAATTAAAATTAAATATATTATAATAAAAAATAAAAAAAATAATTATTTTTATTATTAATAAATATAATTATTATAATTTTTATTCATTATTCATTATTCATTTAATTCACATATTAATTCTTTTATATTTATATTATAATCTATTTCTTCCCATTTAATTTTATCTTGATTTTTTTTCAATAATTCAATAGCATTTTTATTTTTACATAAATATCTCCAATTTACTTTATCTAAATTTTTTTCTATTATAGAAATTGCATTTTCATTTAAAGATAATGGATACCAATCAATTTTATCCAAATTATTTTCTAAAATATGAATAGCATTTATATTAGATGATAAATTAAACCAATCAATTTTATCCAAATTTTTCTCTAATATATGAACGGCATTTTTATTTAAAGATAAATAAAACCAATCTATTTTATCCAAATTTTTTTCTAATATAGAAATAGCATTTTCATTTTCTGATAAACGAGACCAATTAACTTTATCTAAATTTTTCGCTAATATATTAATAGCTTTTGGATTTAATGATAAAATTCGCCAATCAATTTTATCCAAATTATTTTCCATAATTTTAATAGCATCTGGATTAGTCATTTTGGAAAAATCGTTCCAATAAATTTTATCAATATTATTTTCCAATATAGAAATAGCATTTTCATTATAACTTAAATAATTAAATTCAATTTTATCTAAATTTTTCTCCAAAATATGAATAGCATTTTCATTATGAGATAAACTAATCCAATCTACTTTATCCAAATTTTTTTCAATTATTGAAATCGCATTTTTATTTCCACTTAAATTCGTCCAAGAAATTTTATCTATATTTTTCTCTAATATAGAAATAGCATTTTCATTATGAGATAAACTAACCCAATCTATTTTATCTAGATGTTTTTCTAAAATAGGAATAGCATTTAGATTATAAGATAAATAAGACCAATTAATTTTATCTAAATAATTTTCTATAATATCTACAGCATTAGGATTAGAAGATAAAATATTCCAGAAACCTTTATTATCTTTAACTTCATCGTATATATCTTTTTTGATTATATTTTTATACATTATAAAATTTATTATTAATTATAATTAATAATAAATATTTAAATCAATTTTATAAATATAAAATATAAAATTTAAAATATAAAATATCAAAATCAATAATCATAAATTTTTATAAACATAATATAAATAATAAAAATATATAGAATGTAAAATAATAATAGAAATAATTAAACCATTATTTAAAAAAAATTTAATTAACATTAATATTATTAATATAATTTTTATTATTTATTTAAATAATATTAATAATATTTTAATAATTCTATAAATTCTATATTATATAATAAAGATATTCGTTTTAATCTGGAAGGATTAAATACATATTCACACAATTCTTTAAAGAAATTAAAATTATTTTCTCTCATTTTTTCATAATCATAATCACATATTATTTTACATATATTATAATTAAAACTTAAAAAATAATAATCAATCTTATTTAAATTTTCTCTCAATAATTTGATAGCATTTTCATTTTTAGATAATTGTTTCCAATCTATTTTATCTTGATTATTTTCTAATATATTAATAGCATTTATATTATTAGATAATATATACCAATTAACTTTATCTAAATTATTTTTCAATATGGATATAGCATTTATATTTAATGATAAACTATTCCAATTTATTTTATCTATATTATTATTTAATATAGAAATAGCATTTAAATTATGACATAAAAAATGCCAAGACATTTGATTTAATTTATCCAAATTTTGTTCTATAATATCTATAGCTTTTTCATTTTTACATAATAAAGACCAATTAATTTTATTGTAATATTTCTCTAATATAGAACATCTAATAGCAATATTCCAATTTATATTTTCTATATTTTTTTCTAATATATGTATAGCATTTTCGTTACTGGATAAATAATCCCATCCTCTTTTATTTAATTTATTAATATTATTTTCTAATATATGAATAGCTTTTTTATTACACGCTAAATAATCCCAATTAATTTTATCTAAATTATTTTCTAATATATGAATAGCATTCGGATTAGAAGATAAATTATTCCAATTAATTTTATCGAAATTATTCTCTAATAAATTAATATAATTTTTATTATCGGATAAATAAATCCAAAGATAAACAGGTAAATTATGAATATTATTTTCTATTAATTTTAATGCATTAATATTTTTATTTTGACATAACCAAAACCAATTAATTTTATTAATATTATTTTCTAATATTTCTATTGCATTATTGTTTTTAGATAGAGAAGTCCAATCTATATATTCAATTTTTTGTTTTAATATAGGAATAGCGAATGGATTAGAAGATAATACATTCCAACATAATTTTTCTATAATATCATTATTTAATTTTTTATAAACAGGTTGAAATAACATAAATATATATAAATATATCTATTTAAATAAAAAATTAAATATTACCTTATTTGGTATATATTACCTTATTTGGTATATATTACCTCATTTTGGTATATATTACCTCATTTTGGTATATATTACCTTATTTTGGTATATATTACCTCATTTTGGTATATATTACCTCATTTTGGTATATATTACCTCATTTTAGTATATATTACCTCATTTTGGTATATATTACCTTATTTGGTATATATTACCTCATTTTGGTATATATTACCTCATTTTGGTATATATTACCTTATTTTGGTATATATTACCTCATTTTGGTATATATTACCTTATTTGGTATATATTACCTTATTTGGTATATATTACCTCATTTTGGTATATATTACCTTATTTTGGTATATATTACCTCATTTTGGTATATATTACCTCATTTTGGTATATATTACCTCATTTTAGTATATATTACCTCATTTTGGTA